CCTTAGTTTTTAGCCAATTCAACATCTGTTAAGCGATCTCCAATCACAAATGAATTTTCTAAATCATATTTTGCAGAAAAATACTGGTTTAATAACCCGGTATTGGGCTTACGTGTTGCGGCGTTATCTTTAGCAAATGTTTTATCTATAAACTGTTGCTTAAAAATCACTCCTTCAGATTCAAACGTATTGATAATAAATTGGTGAACCGGCCAAAAGGTGTCTTCAGGAAACTCTAGAGTTCCTAATCCATCTTGATTAGTAATCATTACAATTTCAAAATCCAATTCTGTAGCTATCTTGCTTAAATACTGAATGACTTTAGGATAAAACTCTAGCTTGTTAAAGTCATCAATTTGTTCGTCTGCAACTTCTTTAATTAGAGTGCCATCGCGGTCTATAAATAATACTTTTTTCATGTTTTTTATTTTATTTTAGAGCTTGTAAACTTGTTATTAATAACACGTTGTCTTCTTCGTTACCTACTGTTAAACGCAAGCAGTTAGTACATAATGGCTCGTTAGTTCTATTTCTAATAACAATACCTTTACTAACCAATTCGTGATAACGCTTTGTGGCATGATCTACCTTAACTAAGACAAAATTGCTATCTGAAGGATAAATTTCTTCTATACACGCGACGTGTTTTAATGCCTCAATTAACTGTGCTCTATTTGTTTTTATTTGGTTGATTTCTGTTTGAACCAATTGGTGTTCTAAAAGCCGGTCAAAAGCTTTTTTCTGGGTTAATACATTAACATTGTACGGCGGTTTTATCCGATTAAGTACTTCAGTTATTTCTTCTGAAGCATAGCAGACTCCCAAGCGTATTCCGGCTAAACCATAAGCTTTAGAGAAGGTTTGTGTGATAATAAGATTAGGGAATTGGTCTAATTTATCTAACCAACTTTTTTGATTTGAAAAATCAATGTACGCTTCATCAATCACAATAATTCCCTTAAATTTTAAGAGCAATTCTTCCATAGCCTGCTCCGTAAAACTATTACCCGTAGGGTTGTTTGGAGTACACAAAAACAAAATTTTAGTTCGAGGTGTAGTTGCTTCTAAAATAGCATCCACTTGGGGTTGAAAACCCAATGATAAATTTATTTTTTTTACAGCTACCGCATTAATAGTTGCTAATACTTCATACATTCCATAAGTGGGTGGTAGCGTGATGATACTATCTCGATTAGGCTCACAAAATGCTCTAATGATTAAATCTAATATCTCATCACTCCCATTACCTAAAACGATGTTTTCTAGCCCACATTTTTTATGTTTAGCAAGCAGTGCTTTTAATTGCAATTGTTTCGGATCTGGATAACGATTAAATCCTGTGTTATAGGGATTTTCATTAGCATCTAAAAACCGTAAACGAGTACTATTTCCTTGAAACTCGTCGCGAGCAGAAGCATAAGCTTTTAAGTTTTTTATACTATTTCTTAGTAAGTGTTGTATACTCATTATAAGTCTTTTAATCGTATTGATACTGCATTTTTGTGAGCTTGTAGTCCTTCTGCTTCTGCCATAATCTCTATGGTTTTACCTAGTGTTCGCAAACCGCTCTTAGTGATTTTTTGAAAGGTCATACTTTTCATAAAGCTATCTAAATTCACTCCGGAATAGGCCTTACTAAATCCGTTTGTTGGTAGGGTATGATTAGTCCCTGAAGCGTAATCACCAGCACTTTCAGGAGTGAAATTACCGATAAAGACAGAGCCTGCATTTACAACATTAGCGCAGTAATAATCTTCATTTTTAGTGCATATTATAAGGTGTTCTGGCGCATATTCATTTATTAAGTCCAAAGCTATGGCATGAGAACCAACTAAAATTAATTTAGAACTAGCAAGTGCTTGTTCGGCTATCTCCTGTCTTGGCAATGCTTTTAGTTGTTTATAGAGTTCACGCTCAACAGCTTTAATAAGCGCTTTGGACGTGGATACTAGAATCACTTGACTATCGGCACCATGTTCTGCTTGGCTTAACAAATCGGAAGCTACATAACTCGCGTTTGCACTATGATCTGCAACCACTAAAAGTTCACTGGGTCCAGCAGGCATATCGATAGCTACACCGTATTTTGTTGCCATTTGCTTGGCTACAGTCACAAATTGATTTCCTGGTCCAAATATTTTATACACTTTCGGAATTGTATCAGTACCAAATGTTAATCCTGCAATAGCCTGTAGATCAGCATCATAAGCCTGAACATCAGTACCGATTGCAACACCTAAATTAGTTCTAGCAGTTGAAGCTGAAGTTAAATCTGATAGGTTACTTGCTTTAACAAGTTTAGCATCTAATTGAGTTTGTGCATCAGATGTTAGTCCACCAATATATCCAAACTCAGTATTTGAAACTGTACCATTATGAATTTTAGTTGCATCAATAGCTGCACTAGCATTTACATCTGCATTAACAATTGATCCATCAATAATTTTTGCACTATTAACACTTGAGTCTGCAAGTTTAGCAGTCGTAATTTGTGAGTCTGCAATATGGACTGTGTCTATTGAACCATCTACATAGTGTTCTGAGTCTATACTGTCATCAGCAATCTTACTTCCATTAACTGCATCTGCACCAAGTTTAGCATTTGTTACTGATCCATCTGCTAATTGAGTTGAACCGATAACACCACTAGGAATAGATGTATTTGTTTTTGAAAGAGCTGCTACAAATATATTAGTAATAGCTTCGTTAGATAAATTTCCACTATCCCAAGTTACATTAACAGTTGTGTTTGTTGAAAAAGATGATGAACTGATTGTTCCATAAATAGTTCCTGGAGTTGGAGCTATAACTTTAATTCTTCTGTCTGCATGATAAAAAGATGTTACATCAACACCAGCTATTGTAAATGATGTTGCACTTGCATAACTTGCAGTATAAGCACCTGAACCATCACCATATTCTACCCATTGTGAATCGTTATACCAATCTCTAGTATTTTTCATCAATGCTCTAATGGCATTGTTTAGGTTAGATGGTAACATTCCTTCCGCAGTAGAAATACCATTTAAATCTATGTTGTTCGCTTGTGTTGTTGAATAATCTTTTATTCCTGCCATCTTAATCTCCTATAAACCAAGCGTATGCTTTATTGTTTTCTTGGTTCTTTTCATTTACTAATGTGTTAATAGCTTCTTCAATTTGTCTTTGGAAGAACTCTTGAGTTTCAAAACTGTATCTAACATTATCTATATCACTTTTATCTGTCATCGCAACCCTCCTCTTGAGGCAACTAGATCAATTCCTTGAGCATCTTTCCAAACTCCACCACTAGGTATTTTTACATTAATTTTAACATACCTACCAGATTGTCTGACTGGATTTATTCCTGTAGAGTTCATACTAGCTAAACTAGACTCATTAGCGGTATCTGCTAATCTATCTCTAGTTTTAATAGTAACTGTAGCTGTTGCATCTACTATTGGTCTAATTCCTGTTATATTCGATCTTAGTCCAGGAAACAACTCTATTTCTGAAGTTTCTATTTCACCTTCATTTGCAGTACCTGAGAAAATTGCAGCTTTATAATTATTATCTATTGCACCTAATAATAATTGTCCACCATTCCAAAAGTCAGTATCTAAAGCAATATTAATATTGTCTAAGTTTTCTGAAATAATATCCATTAGTTCAACTGTGTAAGCACCAACGAATTGTGAAAATATCGTACTTGCACTAGCTTCAGCAGTTGACCATTTTTGAGTAGCATAATTATAAATTAAAACTTTATCACAGATACCAGTTGTATTAGCAGTATCGGATGCACTTGGATATAACCATAAAGCTAATTGATTAAATGGATCTACAGCTGCACATATTCTATCACTAAATGCTTTGTTTAAATCTGTATCAAAAAATCTATTTACTTTTTCTGCACCAATTGAAATAACTTGATCTCCATTAATTTCAAAAAAGCCATCATCAGCATAAAAGAATACTCTACGATTATCTTGGCAAACTGTTCTTCCATATACAGCTCCTCTATTAGGTGAGATTACAGATAATCTAAATACTG